GTAGAATTATTCCACTCATATGCATATCCTCTACAAGCTTTTTCAAGACCCTTCTTCAGACTATTTAATACACGTACATTATTTTCTTCAAGTAAAGCTGAAGCTTCAGTTTGTCTTGTATTTTGTGATTGTCTCTGAACTAATCTACCTTCCTCAGATACAAGATAGTAATTAATTCTTTCTTTGTATAATTTTTCCTTAACATCCCAATCTATAAGATCAAGATCAGGTTGGAAAGTATTTCTGATCATTTCACCTGTAGGAATAATAGTTGAATCATCATCTATTTGCATAGCAACAAGTGATGCATAATTATTAGTAAATGGCTTATTAATACCATATGTAACAATATGTCGAATCATATTCTTTGCAAAGAAGTATCCAATGGTTACATTAATTCTTCTATTAGAACCAGGATCAAAGATTTCATAATAACCCAAATCAACAGATGATTGTCTACCTTTAAACTTGGATACTGAATCAATAATAGCAGATAATTCTCTGTTAACTCCAATATTCTTTAATCCTACAAGACCACAATCCAAATATAATGAACATCCAGCGCCCTGTTCAAGGTTCATTTTCATACCATTACGATTTCTGAATTCATTCAGATCATACAAAGCTTGCTTAACATTGAGATCTGAATAAGTAAATTCATTTTCCGTTGTTGTAAGTACAGCAAGTGCAGTACTATCCTGATCTGTAAGTACAGTAGAAGAATCATACAAGTATGATATTTGATTTGAGATACTAATAGTTTCTTCAAGTGTAAGATTATAGTTAGCATCAAATATAACATCAAGATTGATTCTTGCAGGCGATAAGATATTTCTATCTTTAAGACCTCTAAATGCTTTGACATATTCTCTTGCTAACAAGAGTTTCATCTCAGCTTCAGTAGGTTTACGTGTTTCATTACCAACAGTGATCTCTTCAAAGTCACCATCTGAACCACCTTCCAGACTGAATCCAATTGACTGTGAAATATCAAGACCATTATATTGATCAGCATCTATATCTGTTTCTACACCATCATCATACATGATGTTACCAGATTCATCAATATTAGTAACTGTGTAGATCCATCTATGACCTTCATTAAGAGGGTCAGCTACAACAAGTACTCTTGCTCCTACAGTAGCAGTAGTCCAATCACTAATATTAAGAGGTTTAGTTGCTCCGGCTGTATTAGGAATCTCCAACTCAGGAGCTTCGTATTTCTCACCAGCTTTACCAGTATAATTTCTATAATAAGGAATAACCTCATCATTTTGTGTATTATATACTAAACCAAATATAGGATCGAATTGATCAAGAGTAATAGATTGAGCTTTCATAAGCTCTTCAACATCTTCTTTATTTCCACCTGATGCCTGAATATAAGTCTGATTCTCTTTAATGATATTTCTATAATATGCATATAAAGTATCAAAACCTTCTTCAAACATTTTAATAGATACAGGTACTGAACCTTCAGAATAGATATCCATTACATCATTGATGAATGTACTACCTTTAGTTGCTCTTGATACATGTGTAGAACCTACAAACATATTTTCAATCTTTGTAACTTTTTCATTATTAATAAAATTGAATGAATACATTTTAATTCCATAGTCTTTTTCTGCATCAACATCACGAGTAATAGACATAGCATAATTATTACCATAATTACCATGTCCAGTTGCTCTTGTATAACCAAGTGCTACTGTCATATATCCTGTTAAAGGATCTGCAGTAACTGTTTCAAGACTTTTTGCAAATGCTCTAATTTGTGCATCTGTTTTTGCTCCACCTTCAACATATGGATTAGTTGCATATGCTACAGAAAATTTGATTTCCATTCTAATCTTACCAGTTTCCTGTCCAAGATCATCAAGAATTTTTCCTCTTCTATAATGTGCTAACCATACGAGATTTGCATAACGAGCATTATCGGGTAATACACGCATTAACCATACTTTTGTATAGCCATTAAATAATTCATCTACCTGAATACTTGGCTGACCATATTTAGCAAAATTACTCTCACCAAATATAGCTTTCTTTGTTTCTAAGTCTGTTAAATTAACAAACTTATTATCAATACCTTTATCAAAGCCAGATACTATAACTGTTGCAAAAGGCATTTCCTTTGTAGATGATGCTGTATAAACAGTTTCATCGTATTGAGAATGATCTCTTATAACAGTATGAACATGAGGATGAGAATAAAAAGGTATAATTCTAACTGATGTAGGATCTGTCGTTGCCATATCGTTTTTCACTCCTTTTCTAATTTTTAAAGATAACGGGTATCTCTTTAACAAATTGTTATAATTTACTACTATAAGAGCGATAAAAAAGATAATGGAGGAATTATTCCTCCATTATCAATATTAATAGTATATAATTTTTTCTAATGGTGATACTTGCTCTTCTACATTATGCCTTGAATTATTAATAGCATTAGATATCATAGTACTTGTATCTTCAAATACCATACCTGAAAATGTTGATAAATCTCTTACTACTGCTCTTACACTTCCAGTAGCATAATCAAATCCATTAGGATTAGTTTGTCTACCATATAATTGACCATATCGTTCTTTTGTATTATTTGGATTACGGTATGTAGCAGCCAATATCATTTCAAATATTTTAGATGGTACTTTAAATGATACTCCTTATATCTCTAAATTTTTCCACCACATATTGATTGTATTTGTATAATTTAATGTTATAGGTAATTTACCATTTAACACTGATGCTAAAAATGCTTCTGCTACTTCTCTACCATTAGGAATAGTTTGATGTAATATATATGAATCCTTCATATATTGTAATGTTAATACATCTAATGGTTGACCATGTACATGAATAGTTTCATTTTTAAATTCATATACCATTAGATTAGTAACAGCAGGTATATTAAATAATTTAATATCTCCTTCTTTACCATCTTTGAATGATCTTACATAACATACAGCAAATGTTTCAATAGATGATCCTTTATTAATTGCTAAATTAGTTTCAAAATATGACATAGGAACATATAATTCCGTATATTCATTACAATATATTTTACCGTCTTTTGCATATAATAATCCCATTATATTTTTTACCTCCTTATACTCCATTTACTTGATCAAAGAAGAATGGAGATATATCAACTGTACCATCCCATTTACTTTCATTCGGATTTCTCATATTACTATATACTTCATCATGTACATAATCTAATGTGAATACAATCTCTTTTATCTCTTCTTCCATTCTGGCTGCATCTTCCATAACTAATTCATCAAATGTAACTTGTTTAGTTGAGAAAAATCCTGAGAAAGGATCTCTTTCATCAGTTTCTTCCGTATTTAATTGTATAGGTCCAAATATTGGATGATCATTCTTTATAATACCGAAGTATTCAAGATTATCCCCAGTATAATAACAGAATAATACTATAAGATATGACATTAAGCAGTCGTCATGTTCACCTTTAACTGCTTCATATCTACCAGTTGGTGTTCTTATGAGTTTACATATATCATCTACTAAATATTCAGTAGTCAATATTTGTTTACATTCATTTACATGTTGGAATAATAACTCAAACATAGCTGGTCTAGTCTTAGGACCTGTCCAATGACCATATTTTTTATATTGTTCTGATAACATTTTTAATTCCATATCAGGAGAATCTGTTACCATTTCTTCTAATTGATTTGTCTTTTGTGACCAATATAAATTTTTCTTTATACTAGTTTCGCATAACATTTGAATCAAATATATTCCCATACTATTTTTCTCTGGTATAAGTACAGCATTAGGAATATAGTCTTCAACTAATCTTATTAACATTCTTACTGCATTTGGTCCACTTATATATGGTGATTTAAATTCAGCTGCTATTTGTAAATTATATGGATTAACTATAGTAACAGCAAAATTATCACCACCACCTCCTCCAGCAGGATCTATACCTACTATATATGGAATATGTTCATCAAAATCTTTTGGTCTACCAAATTGATACCCTTGTCCATGTTCATATAAACGAAATCTCCATTTCTTATCTATGATAATATCATTATCTGATTTTCTCATATTAGAAATAAGATACTCAATATCTTCTGGTGAAATAGGAGAATTATTAGAACCACGTAATCTTTGTAATAAAATCTCACGTCTAATAGCCATTTTATCACCAGATAATGCATATTGTTCCAATACCCATTTATATGTTTTTCTAACCTGGTAATATTGATATTCCATATAGAATATATTTGTTACTTCACGTTCATGTTTTTCTTCACTATTATGATATTCATCTCTACATGCATTTTTATATTCTTCTATTTCTTCTGGAGTCATATCATAAATTTTTTCTGTCCATGGAATCATAGATTTTATAATTGGTAATGATTCTAAACCTTCTCTCGTATCTAGATTTCCTGGTGTACAAGAAAATGCTCTAAAATATGGAAGACTAGCTGCTGCAGCATTCTCATAAGCTGTCTTAAATAATGGAGCTGAGTTAGATAATAATTCTCCAAAGAATGGAGTATGTTCGATCTCATCAAAATAAAGTATAGCACCAGAATCACCTCGAGCTAAACCTTGAGCATGTGATAATGATGTAGGTTTAGGATGTATAATAAGTTTATTATGCATAAGATTATTTTCAAGAGTTTCTGTTGCTTGTCTTGATTTCTTTATTTTTCCATCAGATCCCATATAACGTTTAAATTGTAACCATTCAGGTAGTAAAGAAATATCATCTTTTAATGTCGCAAGATTTCGTTTAGTATTTTCTGTTTCCTTACCAAAGAATTGCATATGCAGGTTAGATGATAATTGAAATGCCCATTGTAATGGTCCACCTATGAGACCTGTTGTTTTCCATGTCTGTCGTGGTTCACATAAACAAAAATCATAGTGTCTTTCAGCACACCATGTAGCAGCTGCTAATCCTCTATGTAAACCATATTGAACTATACCAGAATCAGTTCTTAATTTGACTGCTGTACGCATAAACATCCATGGGTTACTTCTATATTCAATCATTAATGCATCTATTTCTTGTCTAGTTATACGTGGATTAAATGGATCTATATCTGCTAATTCAGGATGATCTATTCTAAACATAAAATAGAAATTCTTTATACCTAATACTTTCAATTCCTTCGCTGTAAGTTTAAACGAATCATTCGGAGGATTGAAGTCATACCAAATACCATTAATTTGTTTCAAATCGGACATATTTCCGTATATTTCTCCTTTCTATATAAATATTTATAATGTAATTAACACATATCTTTGATTTCTAGTATTAGGAGGTTTAAACCTCTTTTCTAAAGTTTTTATATAATTTGGTTTCATACATATATTTCTATAATATATTAAAAAATTATTATGATATATTCTATTTATAAGACATAATAAAAATATTTAACAAAGGAGGAAAAATATTATGTTGAAACATTTACTTTTTACTCATGATGATTTGGATGGTGCAGGCTGCAAAATCATTTTCAGTTTATTCTTTGATAAACTTGAAGATGAATTCGATGTTGTTATTTGCTCAAATAAAAATGTCGATATCATGGTATCTAATGAATATAACAGCAAAGAAGATGGAGCAAGAATTTCTCCTGAAGAAACTGTAATATGGTTTGCAGACATTGTTGCAAGCAGGGAAATTATGGAAGCACTTAAAGATCTTGGTTATGAAGTCAAGATCTTTGACCATCATAGAACCAATTTCTTCGTTCAGCAGATCTTCGAAAGTGCGGTAATAATTCCTGAAAATGATATGGGAGTTATGCAGTCAGGTACGTCATTGTTATACCAGTACTTAGTTGCTAATAGTAATTTCAATGATCTTTATGAAAGAAATTTATTCAGAGCGATCACATATAGCAACAAATGGAAAGTTGCAAATTTTATTGGAGATCTGGTCTTCAATATAAGAAGCTACGATACATTTGAATTCAAGGAAACAAATAATCTTGTAGCTAAGAAGTTACAAATGTTTTTCGGATTTGTCGGTATCGATATATTCTGTTCTAGATATATCAACAAAATTCTTTTGTGGGCAGTGCAGCCAGCAAATTGTAATCAGGTATCTGATAATATTATACTTGCAGATGGTGATTTAGCCTATGTTATTGATCAGCGAATTGTTAACGAACGGGACATCATTGACAAGATTACACCTGATAGTGTATATGATATTGAAGTCAATGGATATAAAGCAGCATTTTCATTCCCTGTATTTGGGACGAATGTATCAGAACTGGCTTATCAGTTTTTAAGAAAATATCCAGAATACGATTATCTTTGTACAATTTAGTTGGGCTAATGGAGGGGAATTCTCATTCAGAACAGCTAAAGAAGAAATTAATTGTGGAGTAGATATCGCAGAAAAACTTGGTGGTGGTGGTCATCCTAAAGCTGCTGGATGTAATATTGGAGATTGGTTAAGAGACCAATTTATTTGGATATTAACTGAATATCTCAATGGTAACCTTGAATCTAAAACAATTGTTATTGAATAATTAGGTGTGTGAATATGAAATCAATAGATATAAATTTAAGTGTCAATAACGGTATGACGATGCATACTGATTGCCTCCATACCAAGTTTTTGATAACTGGTATTGCTGAGACACTTATTCATATAATTCAGTCATCAGTTATTTCAGTTACTATGGATGGATATGAATTGGCAGATACAATGTATTCATATCTTAGCAGAGATTATTGTGGTATTAGTTCTGAAACAGTTATTCTGAATCAAATGAATACGTTTGCAACTATTTTGTATAATGTTACAAAAGAAGTTGTTGATAATAATTCTGTAAAATTATGTGACCGATTTCAACCTGGTTACTTAGAAGGAATACATGGTAATAGTTATGAAGTTATCATTATGGCTTTATATAAATACCAAATATTTCTTGATAAAGCAAAGGAAGCAAGGTTACAAGTTCCTGAAACAAATTATATGAAATATACTGAAAGATTTAGAAAAATTTGCAAAGAAAGGATAGGTGATTAAATGGATTTTGATGTTGATTCAATTAATTTGTATATCAAAGATTGTTTTATTAAGGCACATCAAAAAGAGCACAGGGATTACTCTGTGCTCAATTATGATTACAGATGGATCTTAATTAAGGACAAAGGACAGAAAGAAAAATGGCATTTGATTCCTATATATTCCAAATGTAAATATGAAAGAGTATTAAGGGAAGTTAATAAGAATTTGAAATGGAATCTTCCTAGAAAGTTTAATATTACATTTGGTAAAACAGATGATCTGCGGTATCTTCTTTATGAAGATCAATTAGATTATAATTATACCGAGTTTGCTTTTAAAGCATCTGATAAATATAGTTATGTTTCATTATCTATATTTGATTCATATACAGATGATCTCATAGAAAATGAAAAACCTCCAAGAACTTTTAAGTTACAGGAAGTATTTGAAGGAACAGAAAAAGAATATTATGCTATAAAAGATTGGCAACAATTTAAAGATCTTTGTGAAAAAGCAGGAGTTAATCTTGGTAGAGATTATAAAATAATATGCGGACCCAATGTAAAATTATTATAAAAGAAAGGTAAGGTGGTAATATGTTAAATACACCAGTAAGAAAAATCATTGAAAGAATGAGGAAATGCGGATCTCATACTATTATCTGTAACAATAAAACAAAAATCATTATCCAAGATTTGGGATTAAGATCAATTGATCAGCCAATCAGCAAAATAAAATGGAATCCAGATGGCAGCATGAAAGTTATGCGCCGTTTCTTTGTGACTATTGTTGAGTCACCAAGAAGCGTGATGAAGTATATTCCTAAAAATAAGAATCATTGGTTATATGAACCAGAAAGCAATTATAACTTCTTTAATGAGAATGATTATTATCTTACGGAGCGGGAACTAAATGAGTTTATCAGCGATAATGATGATGTTGACATATATGAAACCTGTTGTGTACATGAATATATGTTAGCCGATATGGAAGATATGTATAAAGAATTTGAAAAGAGTATGGCTTAGGCTGTACTCTCTTCTATTTTTGCGAGAGGAGAAAAATATGAATAAAAATGTATATAATCTTTATTTAAAATCTTTAAAAGATTTAAGTAAAGAAGAATTAATCCAAAAAATAATAGCAGCTAACGAAATTATTGTTTCTGACAGAGAATTTGCAAATCATTGTTTAGCATCAAGTACAGTGGCAAATATGAATGAAATATTTAGACTTAATAATTTATTACAAAAGAAACATAGCTACAAAATTGCAGATAATCTTGAAGAAGCTATTAATAAAGCAGAACATAATTGGAATTTTATTGTATCAGAATTGGAATCAATGAAAGAAAGTAATCGAGTAGACGAAAGATTATCATTGTTGATAGATGATATAAAACTTTGGAAAGATGAGGTGTAGCATAATGAATGGATGTATGAACATTAAAGAAGGATACAATGAATATTCTGATAAAACTTTTGCATGTGATCAATTTGGTTGTGTATATTGTACTAACAATGGAAGATGCATATATAATATAGCTACATTACAACAAGAAGTAGCAAGAGCATGTCATCATGATATTGTTCAAGCTGATAGGGAAATGGAATTAGATTTTTTATGATGTCGGTGCTCATTAAAAAGGAGGAAATAAAAATGAGAGAATTTGGTACAGAACCTTATGGAGATAAAGATGGTTTTAAAGTTATTTGCAATAAGTGTGGAAAGGAAGCTTCTATAGTTCCTATCAGTTATTATGAAGATGGTAATTATGATAATCCTATAAAGATAGTATTGGAGATTAGATGTACATGTGGTAATAAATATGGTAGTACTATACATTCTTAAAATTATAATAAAATTTATTACGATTACAGCTATAGCTGTAATCTATTTTTATTCATCTAATAATAGGAGCTATTAGCTCCTATTATTTTTTATTGTATATTTCTTTTATTATATTATATATTCTAAAAATGATACATGATAAAGAATATAACTAAAAATAGGAGGAAAATTTATGTTAGAAGTAATTAATGAAGTTGTAAGTATTAACGATATGGAGGCTTTCATTATTCCTAATGGAGCTTTCATGGCAAA